AATTCGTGTGCTTGTTGTGTGTCATGAACAACTACGTTTATAGTCCCACAACGGAAAAAAATGATGAATGGATAAATAATTGCGACCATCATGAAAATGCAGCTTTAATTTACCCACGTGAACCAACATATGAAAGAGCTGGAAATTGGGATTTTAAAATTGAAGATAACAATCCCCAAATGCACAGTATGAATGGCACGTGTATGGAGGGCAAATCAGCAGTCATTTTGCGTTTGAACAGGCACACTGAATTCTTCAATTGGCCAATAGTGGGTTATTTGAACGTTAGTGGACCATTGTTTAATCCTAAAGGGGAAAAATGTTGGGATTTGATTAATATCTACACTCAACAGCCAGATAGATTAAGATGCATTAGAATTTCCACTTATCCCAAATTGGATGGTACTAACTTGCAACTGTGGTATGAAAACCAATTGTATAGTGGGAGTGAAGATTGTTTAAATGAATTATGGACTGATGACAGAATTGCTTACACTTTTTCACATGAAACTTACGAAGATGGTGAAATAGTCAGCAACATTTATGTGACTGACGATTTGGATTATTACAGCGCATTAGGTAATGATTTACCTAATTATGGCACAAATCTGTACAGGTTAAGATTGATAAGTATTGGTGGATTAATTCACCAACACAACTTGTGTTTAACCGTTAAAGCCCATGAAGTTGAAGTACTTAAAAGGCTTGATTATATAGTCACAGATACTTACAACATAGAGATTGTGAATTATGACGATGATCAAAGTCAAATGACTAAAGAACCAAACGAAAACCAACAAATTGCACACATTGGAGAAGTAAAAGAGCCATCAAATGAAGAACTTAGAGACGCAGCAATCAAAATACAGTTGCACTCATTGAGTAAATTGCCAATTAAGAAGAAGCAAAAGAAAACACGAACTAATCAATTAGCTAGATACAATGACAAAGACAATTGCGTTGTTAAAATACAAGAATTTATTGATAATATTAAACGGGAAATTAGCAAGGCTGCTGTTACTAATGATGGATATAACTGGATACATGCTTGCAATGCACTGAGTGGCTATAAACGTCGGAATGAAATAGAGCTATACTTAGAGTCTATTTATTATATGCTTAAAGATTATATGGATATTAATAGTTATTGTATTCTTAAAGTTGAATTGGACAAACACACTCACACTTTGAGCATAATATTTGAAGATGACTTGGGAAAAATTATTTATAATAATACACTTGATAATTTAACAAAAAAATGTTTGTCATTAAACCTATTGTGCACTTGTCTTAAAACTATTAAGACCAACTCCAGAAAAGTTATAATCAACTTGTACAGAAAATGGATATGTTCATTGTTGTTGCGTGATAGTCCAGAAGTTATTACAAAAACACAGTCATTGTTAAGAGTGCTATACTATTCAACTTTTTGTTTATCAAATGATATTGAGACATTCTTGGATAATTCCATAGAGTGTCAATCACTACTATTGGTTTATCCAAAGTTCATAAGATTTGAAAGTGAAAACAATGAATTAAAATTAGTAAATGATTCAGAATACCGATGCCCAGCTATTATAACAACAATAAACAACAAAACAATGCTTGAAGACTCATCACAAATTACTACATCAGTTGAAGACTTGTGGAAAGATTTTAAAAATAAAATAATTGAACAACAATCATACTGGAAATTTGGCAGACAGTGGAGAGCATTTAAACACCTGGAATTGTTAACAACAAAAGATTATATCCTTTTCTCAAAACATGATGTGATAATAAACGACAAAATTTTACAACCACCTCTAGGTGCTGGAAGGTCAAACAAAGAAAGGTTTAATTACGAAGTATTAACTCACATTTGGAGAAGTAATGCGCACATTAAAGTTTGTTATTCTATACCATATGGCACAAAAAATGCAGAAGAAGAATTTAATTCAACAAAAGGTTTGTATTTACACAATGTGAGAAAATGTCCAATGTGGATCTTAAGAGATATGCTAACTTTAGATAATTTTGTCGGAGATAATGTAGAAATTATAAACAATATGGAAAAACACGATGCTTTTGATCTAGCCACAATGGTGAAACATATTTTTGAAGGAAATGCTGTAGTAGTAATGCGCCATTATGAAGCCACTCATAACATTATACGATTCAGTGATGATTACTCACATGTTACTCCAGGAAGTGTAGATAAAATGACAACCAAGCCATTGACTGGTAGCTATCAGTGGTTACAAAAAACTGGGATAGAACGAGGTTATTATTGTCGAAATGTTGCAAGATGTATTGAAACAGCAGAAATTATAAGTGGTATCCCAAACCCGACCATAATTTTGGACCCAAGATCAACAGACAACAATGGATTATACATTTTGAGTAATCATGTTTTCAATTCTACTTGGAATGCTAACACTAGTCCAGGCGGCATTTTAATGTCCGCGATTGACATTAGAACTGATATTAAAGGCAGGGATGTGAGCACGGTTATTCCGCAGTTAACAAGCATTGTGGTGCTTACCAATACATCTAATTTAGACAATGACATTAAATCTTTCAACGAAGTTAGTCATGGTTTACTTTACGAACAAGCTAGAGCTAGTGGTGAAAGTTTGAAACCACATGAGATGGTACATTGTAAGCTAAGTGAGCATATTACAGGTGCCAATGAGGCAGAAACTAAACTACTCAAAGAAAAGTTTTTGTTAGTAGCAGTTCATCCAGTTGTACTATTCCATGATGAGTGCGAGTATGCAATTCAAGATAATAGATTATGGACGGAAACAAACAAAGTTAGAAGGAGCACAAAATTTTAGTCGATTGAATCTAAATATGTT